TCAGCCAGGTTTGCGTGAAGGACGCAGCAGGCAACGGTCGCACAAAGCACGTGAAGCTGCCCCGGTCATCCATCCTTCAAACTTGCAGCCCAGAAGCGCCAGTCTGACTCGTCTGGGAAAGATCCAGTTCCAAATAAACAGGCGTGTTTGGAGGCCCCAGCCCAAGGGAACTTCTTCCAACCGGTTGCCTTCAGCGTCTGTGATATGAAAGTCCAATTTCTTTTTCATTCCTCATCTCCCATCAGTCGCTTCAGCTCCCGCATTTCCTGCTGGAGCTTGTCTTTCATCTGCTGCATCTTTCCGTATTGAGCCGACAGTGCTTCGCGCCAAAATCTGCGGCTCCTTGATCTTTTGGACGGCACGACCGTTTTAGTCGGCAACTTCTAACGGTCGGTGAGTTAATGTACTCTTGAGTCTCCGGTGTTCTTTAGTGGCTGCACCCGAAGTCTAGAGAACAACAGCCGGCCTTTCGTGCAGGAAAGGCAAGGGCCTTCTAAATGAATTAGTCGAGGCGAAGAAGTAGCCGCCGAGCGATAAAGCGCAGAATGTCTCACAGACTGCTATCTTATTGCATCTTGGCCCTCAGAAACTCGTCGGGGGTGTACCCCATTGCACGACAAACCGCCAACTCTTCACTGGTGAGCCGTGCCGAGGCAGGGCCTGTTGAACCATGGAGCTCGCTACATGCAGCACTCGTCGCCTGCTTCTGCTTGGTTCTCAAAAACTCGACCGGATCGGTTCCCAGCGCGCGGCATACAGCCCGTTCTTCTTCCGTGAGCCTTTCACTTCCTCTGTATGGGGCTGCTCCACTGGTCCGCTGCGCAGATCGAGCCGCCGCCACATCGGCAATACCGTCAATCGCCGGGTTGTTGGTTACCGCCACCATCAATAGCTCGGTCACAGTGCCACTTTTATCGTATTTGAAAACCGGGGACAGATACCGATACTCATCGCCCTCAATCATCGCGGTTGCCCGCGCTGTCCATTCGACATCTACGGCGTAAAGTCCATCACCCTCGCGCCACTCTAACCGCTCAAACCAGCCAGCAGCGGGCGCAGGATTGCCTGAGGTTTCAGCATAGAGCGTCTGGTGCTCGTAATCGATTACAAACGGAGTCTGTCGCTGTCCAGACAACGCTATCAGTTCACGGGCGGAAGCGGCATCCACGCGCCAGCCTGCAATGCCAGTTGGGCGACCATCTCGGGCATGAAACACGCCAGCCGGGAACAGCTGGATATCATTAGAAGGCGTTCGGAGCCTGGCAGTTAATGCCGCAATGCTGATCATACGATTCCTCCCTCACACTTGGTCTGCATAGCGTTATCTTCTCCGTGAATTCTCACATTGCGCCATTTGTTCAATCTCCAGCTTGCCAGGCTTGATGAACTGGTAGAGGCGAGCAAAGCAAACGACACATCTGGTTAAGTGGGCCATGGGATCAACCCCTGCCTTGCTCAAGAAAAGACTCGACTTAGGGTTAAAGGATGGCCTTGCAATTTCGCAGACAGCCTTGCCTGGAATAGCTGTGCTAGAATGAAACCCAGCGCGTTCAGAATGGCCGCATACGATGTTTCTGAACGTGGCGCTGGTCCCTGATGCGGCGGGGGCAGAGCGTCCCTTCTGCTCTGGTTATGCGCGTGCGGACTGATCGATTGCCTCTGAGCGCCCTCTGATCTTTCTCATCCGGAAGCGAAGCGATAGCCGCCTGGAGCGCTCTTTCAAGACTCTGACGACTTGGCAACGCGGGATCTTGAAGGCGTGAGCCAGTTGGCCGTATGTCCAGCCCTCTGCGCGAAGCGCAACAATGGCCCGCCTGCGATACAAATGACGACGCAGTACCAATAGTTGGGCCAGGTCCAGGGCGTTTTTTTGGAGCAGCTCAGTAGCAACCTGTGCGTCTTCCGGCTGAAGGGTCTCCCAAAGCTGCACTACTTCCACGTTGCCCTCAGCTGAGGAAAGCCTCGCATCCATTAAGGCGTCAGCAATTCTCATTGCTGAGTCCGGAGACTCAGCAAACAAGGCGCGAAAGTCTTCATTTGCGACAGCCCAGATTTCGTCATCTGAAATCAATCCGTCGGTCCATGCCGTTGTGAGCTCCCGGCCTCTGAACTTGCCTGCTGAACACGCCATGATTACCTCTTTTCAATAAATGCCTGTTGGGAACATTAGCACTGCGGATCGGCGGGGTACGTGCTCCCTGATCCCTTGGACGGCAGGACTTCATCAGTCGGCAGCTTCTAACGGTCGGTGAGTTCATGTACTCTTAAAACTCCGGTGTTCCTTAGTGGCTGCACCCGAAGTCTAAGGAAGCACCCGCCGGCCTCTCGTGCAGGAGAGGCAAGGGCCTCAAGTTCACCCATCCAGAAAGATCCCGCATGCTTTCAGCATGATCTCGCAGTGAAACCCAAAAGCCGGACCAGGTAATTCCATTGCCCCCGCTAAGAATCGCGGCTATTCCTGTTCTTCTCTGTGTTTTTTCAAAATGTTCAGGATTTGGCGGTCAGTAAGTTGGAACAGCTCGGCAAGCTCGTTTAACTTCCAACCGTCTCGCCTGAGTGCTGCAATTCTGCGTCTGCGGAGTGCATTTTTTAGGGGCGAAAGAGTTGGAACTTTGATCCGACACCCTCGATAAATGTTGCACAACACTTCAACGTCGGCTTCATCCATCATTGACCGCAAGCTACTTGTCCTGCTGGTCGTCATTGGCACCCAAACGTCGCGGCCTCCCGCCGCAAGAGCAAGCCTGATTGCTGTTTCAGGCGAGACTTCAACCAATGCTCCAAAATCCGGACCCACTGATTTCATCAGTTCATCAGAAGAAAAAGCCCCCTCTCGGTAGGCTTTAAGAAGATCGATTTCTGTCGATGGTTGAGGTTTGATAGACATTGCGTGCACTCTCTTTCCCGCGAAACCTTTCGCTAGGAAAACATGAAGCGGGGCAAAGGCAGGACGCGAAGGGATTCGGTACGGGAGCCAGCGGGGTTCGGTTTCCGGGGGATATCTGAGATGGAGACTGTTCAGAGGACGCTAATAGAAACTGGGCTGTGTTTATAAACGTGACTCCCCCGGAGGGAAAAGCCACGTTTACATTTATGACACTTCGAGACTATGGAGCGCTGGCGACCATCTCACTTAAAAGTGTATCGGCGAGCTGAGGCTTTTGGGAGCCCTCCATATCACCATATTTCTCGGCAATCGGATCTGCGTAGCCATTCCGAGGGCTTCCCGAAGCAGCCGAATTTGCGGCGATAATCTTCTCCAGCTGTTCCAACTGCTCAGCCGTCAGCGTGAAGGCATCGAGCATTTCAAGCCGCTTCAGTTCAAACATCCGACGTTTCGCGGTTTCAAGATCATTTTGATGTCGATGGCGGCGTTCGTTCCATGCTTTCAGGTCAGAGTCCAAATTATCACGAAGTTGCACAGCATCTTTGAAAGCCTGCTCGGCATCTCTCAGGGCTGAGCTTGCCTGCTGAACCTCGGTGGGTGTTTTGGCAGATCGCAACGTCTGGTCTGCCTGGGATTTAGTTTCCCTGGCATTGGCAATGCCCTGTTCAGCTGCTGGCAATAGCTGAACTCGGATTTCTTCGGCTCGGGCTTGGCTGCTCTCAAAGTCCTCTTTTCGAGCAATGTAGTGAGTAATCGCTTGTTGAAGTGACATTACTGACGACCTCCAATGGTATTGATGACAGTTTCGGCGAGATCCGCCAGTTTCTGTTTGCGATATTCTTCTGGGTCGGTACCCATCTGTCGAGCTACGAGAAGATCGTCTTTATTCAGCTCCCGCAGTTTCTCAACGGTGGTCCCTTTTTTCTGGGCATACGTCTTCAGGCGATCAGCGTAGTCCTGCTCGGTCACGACATTTCGCAAAGCCACATCTCTTTCTTCCGGAGTGATTGATTCACTCATAACTGGTGCTCCTTGTGTTACATCGGTGTGCGCTTCGGGCGCGTTTAATCCGGTGGGGGCTGCCGGAGGTTCTTTCCCCTGAAATCTTTCGCAAGGAAATCACGGAAGGTGACCCTCAGATGACACGAAAAGATTCAGGCGAGATTCAGACTTCCATAGTTGAATTTTGTAAGGTGGAAGCGGCTCACTCGCAACGGCCAACCGCCTCACCACTCAGCAGGTGCGTTAGACCCGCGTTAGATTCCCTCAGGTGAAACGGAACGAGCGGCAACGCTCAATGAGTCGCTGAACCCCGGACGATCCGCCAGGAGGCTCTCAGGGCCTTTTAAGATGCCGGGGCGGCTTAAGGCGAACTCTAGGCGCTCTAGTAACGTTTGCTGGTGATTGCCGAGCTCACTACAGAGCCACATGCCAGACTCGATATGGCAGGCTGATTCATGGCTGCGGTTCTTGTACGCGCTGTACTCCTGCATCATGCTCGACAGTGCGACGATAGCGCCGGATGCCTGGCTTACGTCGAGTACAATGCCCGTTATGGCGTCGCTAAGATTTTTCTGAACTTCAAGTGACAACTGCTCAACCTGCTCTGCGTGAATACCCATTGTTCAGTTCTCCTCTATGATTAAGCGTGTCTGATGGTTTTGCGTGTGGCGCGGTCGCCACTGAATCTCGCGACGGCATTGAGTGCCCTTGCGGCAAGGCGATTAATTGCCATTGAGCGGCGCGGCTTCTGATGCCGCTGGTGTGGTTGCGCACTTTTAAAGGGCAAGCCGTCCAGCGTCTTCGCGATTTCTTCGACTGGCTCCCGCAGAATCTCTTCATGGATCAAGCGCGCTCGCACCTGAGTCTGAGCCGGTAACAGCGGAAACTCAGCCTGAAGCAAGAATTCGTAACGCTGCGGACTTGCCAGATACTGGTCCAGCGTCAGCCCGTGTTTGTGTAGCAGGTTGGCCGCGAAAACTTCTGCGTGGTGTTCCAGGTAACTTGTGGGATGCATTGTCATCGCCTAGCTCCCGGATGCTTCGTTGATGGCTTTAAGCAATGCATGCTGCAGCTCCTTTGCATGCTCAATCGTGAACATGGTTTGAATAACCCTTTTGCCGCTCTCGTTCCAAAAGTGGACATCAAGAACGAGCTGGACAGGCGTTAGAGGCCGTCTTTCTGATTCCATGCTAACGATGGCAACACCCAAGCCTTCCAGATCACCCGCACGGCAGTCTGCGGGCAAAGCCCGCATAAACTCAGAAAGCGGTTCTGGCTCTGCATACATGATCTCTGTGATTTCTGCGGGCATTTCAACGCTCCTCGCTGGCTAGACTGGCTGCAGGGTTTCTAGGGCAGCTGCGACAGGCCCGGTACAGCCGGATTCGGGTCGGGTTGCTGCTAATAAACGGTTTGTTGCGCTCTGATTGGCACTGCTGGCCGGTGATCTCTCCCAGAACCGGGCAAGTTGCGGAAGATGCCCACGCCATAATGGCTTTCTCCATTCGGCCCGTGTTCGCAGGGTATTTGTTGGCCAGCAGGGTGCTGACCGTGGCGCGGTTCACTCCAATTTTTTCAGCTGCGGCATGCTTGCTGCCAACCTGTAAAACTAACCCAGCGAGTACCTGGATGAACTCGGGCGGCCTAGCGCCCCAAGCACTGATATCAACATTTTTCAAAGCATCTCCTCCGGCTCATCCGTGTACATGACCTTATTCAGGTTAGGGTCATACACCGTCTTCACGTTCTGGATTTGTGGCGGGCGCGGGCCGGTGTCCATGCGCGGAATTAGGCGGAGTTTTTCCATCCGCGCCAGCCGACGGTTGCATGGCTCGACGACTTCCAGATAACCGGCTTTTTTAAGCATCACCAGATAGCGCTTGGAGGTAGTGACTTTCACCTCAACGCCGGAACTGCTTGCATGCGCAGCCAGTTGGCGAGCGTCCAGGGCACCCAGCATCCGCAGGCATCGCCACATAGCTTCCTGCCCAAGGCCAGCCGTGACTGGCTGCCCATCTCTGGTAAGGCGCGGGGCTTCAACTCCGGTGTCCTTGAGGAGCTGGTATTCAGCAATCTCATACTGGGCCTCGGTGAGGCGCACGACGTAACCGCCCTTTACGAGGCTCTGCACGTATGTCTTCACCGTCTCATCGTCCACATCAGAGCTCCTGGCGATGTCGTACACCTTGAACTTCATCTTGAACTTGCGGATCTGTTCCCAGACCCGCTGACGTGGAGGCTTTCCTCCGATCAGCTCCATCTGGGCCGGCTTGCGATAGCCTTTGCGATTCGCTACTGCATTCATGAAAGCCTCCGCTTCGGCGCTTCTCCGGTGTAAAGTTCGCGGCGGCCCCAGGTCTTGCGGTCAATCCTGGCGGCACCGGCTGCGGTGGCGGCATCGGCGATCAGTTCCAGATTCACCGCTACGCGGCGAACGCTGCCGGCGGAGATGTCCACCAGGTGTTGCAGCAGATCCTCAGCAATTTCGACGGCGGGGGCATAAAGCGGAGCCAGCTTGATCGCGTCTTCCAGGGTGACCGGCTCGGCGGGAACCCAACTCAGAACCCGGCCATGGAAGCGCTCCCATCGCTTGAGCTTGCTCGGCATTTGCTCTTCCCCGATCAGCAGGATCGGGGCGTGACTGGACTCATAGAGGTCTCGAATCAACTCAACGGTCTTCTTTTCGACCAGGTGATCCATCTCATCGATGATGAGGGGGCGGCCGCTCATCGCGAGTTCCTGAGCCGCCTGGTCCAGCATTTCCGGGATGGTTTTAGATGGCTGCATGCCCATCTCGTGCAAGATCGCTAGCAACGTGTGTTTCTTGGTCCAGACGCTCTTGGCCTGCACGTAGTAGGCTCGGCGGCGGCACGCCACGTGGGTGGCGGCTACGGATTTGCCGAACCCGCTGGGTCCAAACAGACACACCATGCCGGGCAGGCTTCCGGTGCGTTCAATGGCCCGCTCCAGCGCCACATCGCACAGACTCAGATTTGCGGTATCGGCTATGCCGTTGACCGCCAGCGCTTTATCATTCAACATTACGAGGTTGTCCTTGGGTTAGTAGTTTTTGGGGGTCTGGTGGGTTGCGTCCGCCGGCCCCTGGCTCTCAAAATATTGTTCTCTTCGCTTCTTCGAGCGATACTCCGAACTTCCCGGATAAATCCTTATCCACTCCCTAGCATCGTCTTCTATAGGCCGCTCACCCCTCAGGTATTCGTGGTATAGGGCATAGCGATCTTCTGATGTCATCGCATCAAACCGGCTTAACGGTACGATCTCCTCTTCGATAGGTAGCTGCTGCGACTTGCGCGAATGCGCCCGAATCAGCTCGCCATTTATAGTTCCCAATGCCCCCAGGCTCATGCTGTCGTCATGCTCTAACAATGGTTGACCACGACGCTCTTCCTCGATCTCCTGGCGCTTGGCCTCATTGCGGCGCAATCGACCTTCAAAACGTTTCTCGCGGGCTTGTTCCACAAACGGAATTGGGAAGTAATCCGTGCTGTTTGCGTTCCATTCAGCACGGCAGATCAAGCGGTTATGCTCTTGATCAAACAGCCAGATGTAATTTGCATCGTTGAGGTCGTAAGCCACCTGAACTTCTTCGCCGTGCCATTCCGTCAACTCCTGGCTGAAGTACCGGTTCGCGAATAACTGAATCTCTCCACGTATGACTTTGCGAGTAACACGCGGGCGAAAAACCTGCGCCGCCTGGTCTCCGGTTAGGGTTGTCGGCTCCCAGCCCTCGCTTTCCAGAAAGTGCTGCCAACGTTCGTTGGGCGTCTCGCCAACAAGGCTTGTGGTTTCAGTCTGCTGCAATGTTTTGTGCGAGCGATCGTTGTACCAAGCCACTCGGGCCTGCACCCACTCCATAAACTCCGGGAAGCCCATCACCGGCTGAACACCGTCCGCTTTAATCGCTTTGCGGCTTCTCTTGAACTGGTTTTGGCGGGCCTCCGGGTCCATGTCTGACCCTATGTAACCGGGCAATGTCTTAGCGCCACTCGTCCAAAGGGTTTGATGGACGCGTTCGATCACAGCCCGCGCCTGCGAGTTGTATGGGATTGAGTGAGTCATGGTGGAACCAAGCCGCGCAATCACCCCGGTGGCTTCGTCTTTCAGCAGGGCGTTGCAGTAGCCTGAACCGTTGTCCACATAAATCACGGCGGGTATTGCCTTTCGACAAGCGTCTATAAGCGAGTCCAACACGGCGATACTGCTTTCAGCCAAGGCCACGGAGACGCCAACCACTCGCCGGGTCGCAATATCTATCCAGGTAGTGATTTCGGGGCGGAATGGCCGCCCATGTATTGGGTGCTGAACCTCACCATCAAAGGTGTGACCATCAGCGCTATACACGTCAGCAGGCAGCAACTTGCTGAAATCACGGCGAACGAACGGCATGATGTTCTTCCGCTCGCGTGGCCCCATGCGTCTATGGCTCTTTGCAACCGTGCCCATCTTTTTCAGGAACCGGCGCACGGCCCAAACGCTGGGAACCTCGCCTTCACTGCGCCAGTTCTCCACAAATTCCTCATAGGCCGCACTGATAGAAGGCTTCTCCGGGCGTTGCCAGCATTCCAGGAAGTCATTTGCCCACACCGGTATGGGATCTGGTTGGCGCTTCTTCGGAACAATGGCCGTTCCATCCATACCCAGGTAACGCCATAACGTCCGCAAGCTGGGGTAGGGTGAGCCGTTACCACGACGGCCTTTAGCCATTCGCAAAGCCTTGTCCAAACTCGGATTGCTCAACGCGAGCTCCCCAACCTTGGCATGAGTCAACATGGTGATGATGGCTTCTTTTTTTCCGATACCCTGGCTATGCAGTGCATTGACCGCATTCACAATCGTCACCCGTGCATCGGCTGCATTGCGCTGCTTTTCGGTGAGCGGCAAATTGCCAAAGGTTGTGACCGCTGGTGCCAAAGATTGCGCAGGCTCCACGACCCGCGTTAGAAGCTCTCCGGCCATTTGGCTCTCTAACGCTTTTCGCGCTTCAAGTGGCAAGTTGTTGATGTGATATTCGAAGCCGCCACCACGACCCAGGCGCGGTTGGGCTTCCCAGCCTAACTGGCGCGCCCTCAAAGTAACGCCCTGTTGTGAAGATGGCATGCTTGGCAGCTTCGCTTCAGCCAGTTCTTTGGCCGTAAACCACTGTTTCATAGCAGCTGCTCCCAGCGTTCCGCGCCGCAATGGTCATTACCTCCAACAGCCTCCCAGCCATTGCCATCTGCGTCGAAAGCAAAGCAGCCGGACACCCAGCCACCGGTTTCGTTCAGATCTCTTCGCCACCCGGCGGCCTTCCCGTCAAAACAGATGACGTAGCCCCCCGGCAAGTTGCGAGCATGGCGGTATTGCTCTGCAGCGCGAAAGCTCCTTTCACAGCGCCCCTTTTTGCGGCTGCTGGCGCTTTGCACTTGACCGTTTTTAGATAGAGGGGCAGCAACTTGCTCCCAGCGCTCGGCGGGGAAAAGCCCGTTAGCGCTAGTGGCAATCAGCGCGCCAGTTGCACCAAAAAGAAAGCAGCCCGGTGCCTGATATTCAGGGTGTGGTGGATATAGCGACCATTCGAGCACAATGCCCATATTGCAGGTCACATAACCAACATGCAGTCCGTGCTTGCTACGAAAACGCTTGCTTACCATACGGCACGTTTCCAGCAACTCTATTTCCGAGGTCGTTAGAATCCGATGCCGGTGGTTTCCGCTGCCTGACATGCACTCTTTTTCCGCTCTAACCTCTTCCTCTGCTCTAATGTTCTCGGCTAAATCTTCCAGGCGCTGAACCTTCGCCGCATGGCGCTTGTTTGCAGCTCCAGTGATTCCTTCAGCCAGCTCATTCCTACCACTAAGGTGCGACATTATTCTTCTCCCAGTAGCAGCTCCGGCTGCTGATATTTCGCGACATTGCCACGCTGATAAGCCAGATCTTCGATCAGCGTCGTCAGCGCCCCTGCCACCTCGGCTTGCTCGCACCGGCCCTCGTAGAAATCAATCAGCATGCCCATCACCTGGTTTGTGTAGGCGCTAACTTCATTCAGCTCTTTGTGGTTCACGCGGCGACCGGTCGGGATTTCTACCAGCATCCGGTTGGAGCTGGATGCCAGATATTGCGTCACAAAGTGCGCTCCGCAAGCGTTCTCGAATGCCGGGATCAGAATCGCCGGCATACGACCACTCTCCATGTATTTGTAAAGCGTGAAATGGCTGGGCATACCCATTAGGTCGGCAATGCGATCTACGCCCTTATTCCCCTTCACTTTGGCGTGATGAACGTTCATCTCCATACCATGCGGAAGGCTGATTGGCCGTTCATGTTTCCAGATTCTGCGTGCCATTTGTGTTAGCGCTCCTACCTCATGTGCCAAATAAAAAGGTGCTTTGCATCTAGTCGAAATTTCCGCTCAGGGCTAACCTGAACACAGGTCTCGAAACTAGGAATCACCCATGATTAAAAGGCGTTTCAGCTTGCTGCCTTGCAAACGGCGCGGTGTTACACTTCGCATGTGTGTGTCGCGCATAGCGTGTTGGCCAGATCACTTGGGGCTCAACCCCCAAAAATTCAGCAACGATGCGCTCTACTTTTGGGTAGGGCATTTTGAAAACGTTATAGAAGGTTGCGGGGTGCTTGTACCCATTGCGGCGAGCCAATTCCGCCACGCTGATGCCACATTTTCGGATCTCGGCAGCGATGTCTTGACGGTGCCAATCTTGAAGTGTCGAGTGAGTCTGTGACTTGCTCATTTTTTCATCCTCTTAATAACTAGTTTTTACCACCTGTCCGGGTAACAGGATAAGGCAAACACTAACGCCAAAAGAACAGCCAATCAACCCTTTTGGAACATTTAATTTTTACTTTCAGGTTAGATTTTTACCTAATAGTGATTATTCGATTATTTTTACTTTGAAATTAGGGACTTGCAGCCAATGTCTGATAAGAATGATCTTTCAACTACACTTTCAAGTTCCAAAAACGAACCTGAAAGTGAATTTTCCGATCGATTGAGAATCATAAAGGGGTCGGAAAGTGAGAGCTCATTTGCCCAAAGGTGCAAAATACCTTTGAGCTCCATGCGCAAGTATCTGCAAGGATCGATGCCAGGTGTTGATAAAGCTGTTCAAATCGCAAACAGGACTGGGTTTTCCGTTTCTTGGTTGGTTGCAGGTGAGGGCCTGCCGCGACCAAGCTTTGCTTTAGTGGGTGAGCCTGGTCCAACCCGCTTGGACGTAGAGGCTCTAGAGCTGGCGATAGTCGTGGTCGAAGAAGTCCTTCAGAAAAACAACCTTAAGATGCGCCCCATCGAAAAGGCCGCGATGATAGCCTCAAACTATGACATTATACGGATATCTTCTGATCGAAGTTCTGTTCGAGCGCAGCTACATCAGCTCCTGGATGGAGCGCTATCACGAACGCGAGAAGAGGAATAA